CCAGGCGAAGTTGAATTGAAAGTTATGAAAGAAATGTTTGAAGCATCAGTTGACGGCGAACCATATGATATGGATCGTTGGGGTCAATATTTCAAACCAGCCGGCATGAGCCAGAACACCGGCGATCCAAAAGCCACTCCTAAGGCATCTGCACCTGTAGCAGACGACGAAGATGAAGCACTTGCTCCAGTAGCTAAATCTGCTCCGGCACCAAAAGCTGAACCAGCAGAATCCTCTGGCGGCGATTCACGTGCCCAAGACATCTTGGCAATGATTCGCAATCGTCAAAAGTAAGCACACGGCCAGGGCCTCTGCAACCTAGTTGTACGCCCGGGTTATCTTGCCTAAGAATAATATGCAACCTACTATCTATCCGCTATTCTCAGCACCAGTGTACTATGTGCCTGATACTAACTTTCGAGTAGATGATCATACGTTGGCTAAATTTTTAGACAGGACGGAGTTTCCTGATTGGACTGATGGTACAGGATTAACTAGTAATCAATTTATTTTAAACGATTCAACTTACAAAGATATTCGAAGGGTATGTGAATTCCATTTACAAGAATATACAACAAAAATTTGTGGTTTTGATAATGAATTTTATATAACAAATTCATGGTTAACCCGTAATGAACCCAGTGTACCGCATCAAATGCATGCACATCCAAATAGTATTTTTAGCGGTTGTCTATATCTAAGAAGCTCGCCAAAAAGTATAATGACGTTCGGTAGTAAAAATTATTTTACCAAGACTTGGCCATTTACATACAATACAAAACATGCTAACATATACAATAGTGATAACTGGCCTGTCACTGTAGACACAGGATCGATTGTTATATGGCCTAGCGATTTATTACACGGAAGTAATCCAAATCCAAGAAAAGATACTCGTATTGCATTATGTTTCAATACATTCTTAAAAGGCAATATAGGTAACACTTGGTATGGCACAGATTTAATATTAAAATAATAGGAGATTTTTATGGCTACAAAAGCCTTTGATTTAAGTAAATTTAGAAAGACCTTGACAAAAAGTATCGACGGTCTTGGTGTAGGGTTCAATGATCCTACAGATTGGGTTAGTACAGGTAACTATACACTTAACTATCTAATTAGTGGGGATTTTCACAAAGGTGTTCCGCTAGGTAAAGTTACTGTGTTTGCTGGAGAATCGGGCGCAGGTAAAAGTTTTATCTGCTCTGGTAATTTAGTGCGTAATGCACAACAACAAGGTATCTATGTTATTCTAGTTGATACAGAAAATGCGTTGGATGAAAAGTGGTTAAAAGATCTAGGTGTAGATACTAGTGAAGATAAACTACTCAAATTAAACATGGCTATGATCGATGATGTGGCAAAAACCATTCACGAATTCATGACAGAATACAAAACAATGGCAGAACGTCCTAAGGTCTTATTTGTCATAGACTCATTGGGTATGTTACTTACCCCTACCGATATCAATCAGTTTGAAGCGGGAGATCTTAAGGGCGACATGGGTCGTAAACCTAAAGCACTAACAGCTCTAGTGCGTAATTGTGTTAATATGTTTGGATCCTACAATGTCGGAATGGTGTGTACTAACCACACATACGCAAGCCAAGATATGTTTGATCCCGATGACAAGATCAGCGGCGGACAAGGATTTGTCTATGCATCTAGTATTGTTGTTGCCATGAAGAAGTTGAAATTGAAAGAAGACGAAGATGGTAACAAGACCAGCGAAGTAAATGGTATTCGTGCGGCTTGTAAGATTATGAAGACTCGGTATGCAAAGCCTTTTGAAAGTGTACAAATTAAGATTCCATATGCAACAGGTATGAATCCCTACAGTGGTATGGTCGATATGTTAGAAAAACAAGGTCTGCTTGTACAGCAAGGAAATCGTTTAAAATATGTTGATCCTACTACCGGCGAAGAAACCTTATTGTACCGAAAAGAATGGAAAGATGATAAATTAGATATGATAATGGCAAATTATCACATTAAACCTTTGACAACAACTACCATTCCAGAGGAGACAGAAGAGAATGTTGAATGAAACACAAATCGGTGATGTATGGCTAAACTTTGTCGAGTACATCGATAAGAAGCAATTGGAAACTGTGGCAGAACGATACATCGATATGCTAGCAGATTTTGGTGTTAGCGATCGAACATTACAAAATGCTACAGGCGTTGATGAGATCCTCGATCAAGCCATTGCCTATTACTTGAACGAAGACGAAGACGCTGAACCTGAAGACGAAGACTACAGAGAATTGGATTTCTAATGGGATGGTATACTGATATTAGTCGAGATATTTCTAATATTCCCGATGCTGTATTATATTTTGAAAGCGAGCTTACAGATGCTCGCAAAGAATGTAAACTAAGCGGGAATGTTGAACGTGCCAGCGCATCAATGCCTGGCATTGTTGAACATAGGTTTGGTCAATTACAAGAAATCGAGGCAATATTAGAATATCTTAACATAGAATTACGTAGACTCAAAAGCCAGCATTTTCGTAAATATTTAGAAAACTATCAACGTGCGTTAAGTAGTAAAGATTGTGATCGGTATGTTGAAGGGGAAGCAGACGTAGTTGACTTTGAAAAAATTATCAACGAGTTTGCTTTACTCCGCAACAAGTGGTTATCTGTTATCAAGGCACTTGATCAAAAACAATGGCAAATTACAAATATTGTAAAATTGCGTGTTGCAGGTATGGAAGATGCAAGTGTATAACTAATTCGCTCAATTCATCTAAAATAGGCCTTAAATATTATAGGGCCTATTTTTTTCTAAATGGTTGATTTTTTTACAATAGTGTTATACAATTGATATATGACAGTTGACAAACTTTTACTAAAAATTATAAATTTTTCTTCTCCTAATTTTGGCGACAAACTTAGCACTAAGGATAGTCGTGTGTTAACGAGCATGGCATCTACAATCAATAGTAATTTATTCATTACTGAAAATCAAAGCAAACTGTTGATTAAGATTTTACAAGAAAATTGCGAAAAAATACCAGAATTTTCTGAAGAAATTAAAACGGCATTGTTATCCCCTAGCTGGAGTAAACCGTTTAGACACATTGAGCAGGTGAAAAAATTCTATATAGGAAAGAATGAAGATCAAAATTCCATTTTAGTTATAGAACTTTCTTTTTCTTCAGAAATTCGTAAAATTTTATCAAATCTAAACAAACATTTAGAAAATCTAACACCGAGTACAAATCAAAAAATCTGGCAATGCGAACTAACGGAGAAAAATTTAGTACTACTATACGAAGCGTTAGAACCTTATAAATTTGATATAAGCGAAGATATCAAAAATCACTATGATACAATAAAATCATGGTCAGAAACTGAATTTAGAGATCAGTATTTGTTAACCACAATGTCGAGTACAAACTTTCATAAGGCAATTACAGCTGACCTTGGAGTTCAAACACCTATCGATCAATATATCATAAATGATCGAAGCATACGTTACCAGTATTTTACCGAAACTGCAAAAAATCACGGAGAAACGCTGGTAGAAGTAATTTCTAACAGATCTAAACCCAGGATTTGGATTGACAAAAATCAGCATACAGTTGCAGACATAATCGAAAGTTTAGTTCACTTGAAACGATTACCGTTACTGATTGTGTTTGACAATGTAGTCAACAGCAAATATCTAGAAACACTTAATATATTGTCAGATGCACTGGAAAAGAATGGAATTATTGAAGGCATCGGTGTTTACTTTAGATTGACCAATGATGATGTCGGCAAACAATTTAATACAATTATAGCTAATAAAAAATACAATCAACAACTGGATGACAACTTGAAAGTGGCGGCTGTAATGAGTGGAAAAATACCAAAATTTTTCTTAAAAAATGCATGGCAACCCATGAGCGTAATTGCATTGGATACAAAGATGGGATTGCGTCATGGTAAGACTTCAGTGTATACTAACTGTTGCGATTTAATTATAGAGTATGCAGAAGAAAAAAGTATGCTAGAAGGACGTAGGATTCTATGACAGTGAAATTAGTCATCAGAGACGAAGTTAACATCAAATTTGAAGGACTACAATTAGAAGCCCGTAAAAAACTGGCTAATACTTTCAAATATGAAAATCCCACAGCACGTTATCAGCCAGCATATAAATTAGGGCGTTGGGACGGCAAAGTAAGTATGTTTGGCTTAGGTGGCAACGGGTATCTTAGTCAACTAGAAAAGTGTCTTGAAATACTGTCTAACATGGATATAGACATCGACGAGTTGGAAGATCTACGCACTACAAGCCGAATTGAATTTACAGAAATTACAAATAGTTACTGGGCAGATCAAGATAAAGTATGGCCTGAAGGTCATAGATTTGCAGGACAGCCGATTATGCTGCGTGACGATCAAGTTGAAGTAGTCAATAGGTTTTTCACCAATACACAAGCACTACAAGAAGTAGCAACTGGTGCCGGTAAAACTATTATGACAGCAACACTAAGTCATTGTGCAGAAAAATATGGACGCACAATTGTTATTGTTCCCAACAAAGATCTTGTTACTCAAACAGAAGAAGACTATGTCAACGTCGGTTTAGATGTTGGAGTCTATTACGGGGATCGTAAAGATCTCAACAAGACTCATACTATTTGCACATGGCAAAGTCTAAATATTTTAGATAAAAAAAGTAAAAACTGGGACGCAGATATTGCAATAACATTGGCTGAATTTCTCGACGGAGTTAAAACGGTTATTGTTGATGAAGTACACATGGCCAAAGCCGAAGTATTAAAGAATCTGCTGACACAAAATTTATGTAATGCTCCTATTCGCTGGGGCCTAACTGGCACAGTTCCTAAAGATGAATATGAATCTGCTCCAATATTTGCCAGCATTGGACCTGTAGTAGGTGGCATCAAAGCACACGAGCTACAAGAAATGGGTATCTTAAGCAACCTGCATGTAAACATTGTACAGTTAATTGATTTACCAGAATTTAAAACATACGCAGAAGAATTAAAGTATCTTGTTACTAACAAAGACCGAATGACTTATTTTAGTCGACTTGTTAAAGGCTTATCCGATTCAGGCAACACACTAATCCTAGTTAACAGGATTGATACAGGCAAATTATTAACAGAGATGATAGAAGGCGCTGTTTTTATTTCAGGCGAAGTTAAAGGTAGTAAGCGCAAAGAAGAGTACAAAGAACATGCAACAACTGATAATAAGGTCACAGTAGCAACTTATGGTGTAGCTGCTGTGGGTATTAATATTCCTCGTATTTTTAATCTAGTTCTTCTTGAACCTGGAAAGAGCTTTGTTAGAGTTATACAAAGCATCGGGCGAGGTATCAGAAAAGCTGAAGACAAAGATTTTGTACAAATTTGGGACGTGACTTCTACCTGTAAATTCGCCAAGCGCCACCTCACTACGAGGAAGAAATTTTACAAGGATGCCAAATATCCTTTCACTATTGAAAAGATAGATTGGTCTAAATAAGGAATTATGCAGATATTAACATTAGAAAACAAATTGTTCTCATTGAACAATTTACCGGAAGAAGTAGACGAAAATACAAGATTTGCTGTGCTAGATAATAGCAATCCCGCTGAACCTGACTTTTTCTTTATGCCATTAATTTTTTTAGAAAGTTTTAATGCTCCTGCCATTGTATTACAAATCGGCGACGAAGAAGTAACTATGCCTATAGATTGGAGCATAGCAGTAGGAGATAGTTCTAGCAGTTGCGAAATTGAAATTTTACCATTGACTAGTTTAAATGATAGAGGGTTTGAAGCACTTGTGTTTAATCCCTTAAGCAGTTTTAGAATTGAATTTAAACCTATCAAGATTGTTAATTTTTACAACGATGTTAAATGGTATTTTCCAAAGATGAAAAATGGACAACTACTAGCAACACCCACAAGTAGTAAAGATAAACCCGATTGTGCATATTTTGTAAAAGAAATTAGTAGACAAAACGAAATTATTTTATTGGATAGACTATTATGATTACATTAAAAGTTGCGTATTTTCAACCTATAATGATTGCTGTGGATCAAGTGACTCCTGTAGAGTTTAGCCGAATATACACTATGAGCGAATCGTTAGCAGACAACCCTGATTTCAAAATTTCTAACGATAAAAGTCAGCACGGTGGCTCCACTGTTCAAGTCTATCCTAATACTAAAGATTTGGATGTTCAGTGGTTAATTACTTGGTTGGAAACTTTAGCTGGCGGCTATATGGAATTAATTACTCAGCAATCCGGTGAAACTGATTTAAAATATTGTAAACCAGTGGTAGATAGTATTCGTATTACTAGGCAAACCGCAGGAGATTTTCAAGAGCTACATACACATCCATACGGACATATTAGTGGACAGTTGTTTATAAGTTCGCCAGCCGGCGATACACTCGAAGATCAATTTGGTGCTAAATCTGTATTCAAATTGCCTCAAGCCAAAGACGTTACAAAGTTTATCATGACAGATGAATGGAAGTACATGCCTGTTCCCGGTACTGTCGTATTGTACCCTAGTTTCCTAGCAAATACTGTTTATCCGTGGCGAGGCGATGGCACCAGAACTGTCATGCAATTTGATATAAAATTGTTCCCCAAGGAAGCATAATGGGGACTCTTAAACCTGGTGCCACTTATATTTACGAGCGGGCAAACGGTGTAACATATGCCAGAGAGTCAGGTGCTGATCCTATGACAAGAACACCCATTGGTTGGGACAATGATTACGATGAATCTCATAGATTTGATCCACGTACGGAAGACGGTAGACCGTTACACGAGCATATAGAAGAAAGTAAATTATGGAGCGAGATTCGACGAGAAGCAAAAACCAATGTGACTTTACAACATGCCTTGGATCGTGCTATAATGATATACAAACTGAGCAAAGATAAACTATGAGTGATAAGATCGAACTAAAAGAAAAGATTGCATTTGTCGATATGAACGTTCGCGCAGCATGGGATGAAATGACGGAAGAACAACGCAAGAGTCTCAAGAGCGAATATTTTATCTTAAATAGATATATCAGTAGTGCAAAAGATAACAATCGAGATATTCAAGAACATTTTGTATTAACTGTTAACGAATACTTTAATAAAAATTGGAATGACTTACAAAAACATCCTAAATTGTTATGGTTGCTACTGTGCATGTGCAGTTGGAACGGAGAAAAAACATTCTTTCATGAATGGAT